GCCTTTATCACCTCTGGGTATTGTTATATTAAGTACGGCTGCTGTGTCTGTTCCGACGTTGGTCACGCTTGCTGTAGTTCCCGGCTCTCCTGTTGTTACGGTTCCTATTGCGACTGTAGCAGCTGTACCGTCTGTGCCGTCAATACCATTGGTGCCATCATGCCCTTTTGGTATACCAAAATTCAAAACTGCATTTTCAATAGTGCCGCTGTTTAATACCGTTGCATTTTCCCCGGCTGCAAGGGTAGTTGTTTCGCCAACGGTCAATGTACCGTACTGGATTATTTCGAGGCCTGCTTTAGCCTGCAGCGTGATTTTAGGTGTTTGTACATTTACCTTGATTGGCTTATTCATCATGTACTACCGCCTTTACGTGAAAGTTTGCGGGAAATAACAATGTTGTTTTTGTTTCGTCCGCAACCATAACAAGATCATATTTATAATCACCAACCGGTAATTTTTCAGCAAATTCATCTGCAGTAATATTTACAGTGATAAGCTGACCTGATACTTCACATGTTTTTGAAAGAAGAACATCGGTACTTCCTTCGGTCGTTTTGATTGAAAATGTAATATTATCAGCTATTGTTACGCCTTCTACTTCCCATGCGCAATTAAAGGTATCACCATATGAACAAACAATGTCTTTTCCGTTGGTTACTATCATCAGCTCACCCCCAATTCAATCACGCGATACCAGCCGGCACCGCCACTACCGCCATATGCACCCCCAGCTCCGCCGCCGATGCTGGCAGTACCGGAAATTAAATTCCTTTCGCATACTACAAGTACCACACCACCACCGCCTCCGCCACCACCAGTTTGTATCGCGCTGTCTAATGTGGCAGAACTACCGGAATACCCTGTTGATATATAGGTTCCTGTATTTTTGTGTGTCTTTGTTACAATTCGAATCATTCCGCCACCGCTGCCTCCGATTGCACCTGACAGTGTTTCTGTGCTACCTTCTTCGGAGACTGAATACACACCTGGGCTTGATCCACCACCGCCGCCGAGAATTTCTTCGCTATAGCAGCCTGCTAAAATGCCTGCAGCATCAAGACTTCCAATCCTTGAACCGCCTAGTTTAACCCCGCTGCTGCTTACTCCATAATATCCTGAATCTGAACTGGAACCAGCCGCCCCCCCAGCTCCGCCGCCGATTGCTGGTTCGCCAGGATTTCCGTTAACCCCTATACTTGCCCCGTATAGCTTTCTTATTTTCACCTGCTGCCCGGGTTGTCCTCCACCACCGCTGGCGTTTATGGTGCCCTCATTTATAAACATTCCCTGACAGCGGATATCAACAAAGCCGTTGACAGTTACAGTCACACCGGCGGGAATGTATACGCTGCGATAATTCTTACGTCCACCGATCGTTACGTTGCCTGTAGGGTAGAAATCACCGTCGCTGCCGTCGCCGCGATCGCGCCACCACGACGGATACATATTACAGCTTACTCCTGTCAACGTGCCTTTAGATGAATACGTTACTTCTATTTGTTTTCCCGCATCTGCCGCTGAAAATTGTAGCAGCCCGGTATTCCATGTAGCGTCACCATCTGCACCAGTGTTGTAGTCAGGAAAAAATTGTGCTGTCGAAGGAGTTGCGGATACTTCCGCATATACAGCTCCATAACTTATGGCTCCTCCAGTTATACTAAATTCTTTAATAACGGTTGTTGTAGGACTATTTTTTACTGGTACTTCATTAAGCCTAATCTCATAAGGCGATATGCTGGGTATCAAATGTCTTTCTGTAAGGCTAATCGCTGTTGAGATATCGCTAAATGGATCATGCCTATAATCACTAGGTCTCGCCATATCATCACTCCCTTATGTCGCTGTTTGTTTAGTTGATGCCTGCTGCAGCAATTCAGCATCTCTTGCCAATCTTTCAATGTTAAATAAATCCTCTGTCAATAATTGTTCCGGTGTTCCTAGTTCCATATTCAGGGATATACCGACCGTATCTGAAACTTTATATTTTAGTTTAGAGATTGGATATTCATGAGCTACGCCGTCATAAGAAGTAATGACAGCCAAGCCATCTGTTGACAATTTTCGCACAAAAAAAGAACCATCTGCCCGCGGATATTCAAGGTTTACGCCTCCAACCTTTGCGGACTTTACAGGTTCTTTATAATACTCTAGTTGATTATTTCCCCATCGGATGGCATCTGCAGCAATATATGCCGACGGCAATGACCATATTGCCTCTTGTACGCCATACTTTAACTGGCTTTCGACATTTTCTACTTCGGCTAACCACTGTTCGCCGGAATCATCTACTGCTGCCCCTTTAATATAAGCGTGATTCACGATCTTTGTTATGTCAAAAGACGGTTCATATGTCGTCGTCCCATAACCCAGCCAAAACCGGGCCTGTTCATTGACATCTACAACTCTGGGTTTGAAATACAACTGCCGATATTCATCTACACCGTAAACATAATCTAATGCAAAGTCTGACAGCTGATTTAGTGCCTCCTTAACGGTCACACCATCTAAATCAAGATAACTAATTGTATACCCTGTATTAATAATTTTATTGCCATTATAGGCAAGCCCAACTTTTCGCTCTATCTGCCTTGCAATATCTGCGACAATTTGCGACACTTCTGTGTTTTGATAAACTTGTTTAATAATCACTTTTTCCAAAATATTGTAGTATCCATGAGCTGTAAACTTCTTATCTTTCGCCGTAGTCCCTTCGATTGGTCTAGATAGAATATATCCGCTCCACCAAGGCCGCGGGTCATTAAACAGGTGGATATCTATCCTTTGTTTATAATCCAGTTCCGAATTAGTAGGCATTGAATTAAATGTAAATGTAGCTGCACCACAACCAGTTTCTATTAATTCAAATTCAAAGTTAGCTAAGTTATTGGCTTCTGAACCTGCCCCAAATATTGCGCTTTTGGTTCCATCAGTATTATATGCAATAATCGTAAATTGATCTGGCAAATATCCTATTGATTCGTCTGGTGTAGGTTTTGATCCGCCATCGGTAAACGGTCCAGCCTGAATAATGCGACCATAAGGACGCAACCCATACAATAAATTGCTCATGTCAACCACCTTTCCTCAAAAGCAATTTCTATTGTTCCCGCAGCACCAGTGTACATATAAGTGTTGCGCCCTGGTAATGCATGCAAAAACAAACCCGAAAAGGTGTTTAAACTATTACCAGCGTTATTATCGACACGTCGTACTGTTCCCGCTTGACCGTTGACAATAACATTTGCTGGATCTGTCAATAAAGTATCCTTTAGTTTGAAAAACTCTCCACTTTCCACATGAGTTATAGCAATGTCATGCATCACCCCACCGTCGGGAAGTGGTATAAATCTCCAAATTAACGGAGTATCAACAGATCCTGCATTAAATAACGTTATTGCCGTTTCTGTTTGCTCTTCGTTGAAAACTTCTTTCCGTAGCGTTTGCGCTGCTGAATATCTAAATGGGTCAGCTAATACCAATGTTATTTCAACTTTAGCAGCAGTTTGTTTATAACTTTTTAAATAACTATTTTTTATCTTTGATACACCAGCAACACGATAATAACTATCTTGCATTCCGGCGAACAATTGATAATCGTTTTGTCCAAAATGATTATATACTTCATTCACACGGTTTTGGTAATCGTCTACATCGGTACCAAAAACATAGATTTCAATTGTCAGTGTTCTACTATCTATTTTTCTATCTCCACTAATAACCGCTCCATGGGCATATGCTTTTTGATTTTCTTTGATTCGATAGGAGACGTTCCCATCTCCATCTATCGACCAGTTATAGGGCAATCTATAACTGCGACCATCTTTTTTTATGACAAGCTGCCGTCCTAAATCGTTACGTTGCGGTATATTAATCACTACATCCCCCGCCTTCCTGCTGCCACCGCTAAGCTAATGTCACTTAACATATCTTCATACTCCCGTTCGGTATTAACTTCGCCTATGGCTATGCTTACACCACCACCTGCGCTGCTTTCTACCTCGCCAATAAAACGTCTAAGAGTACTAAGAGGAAAGATTGCTTCCGGGCTACCTTGTTTTTCTCCAACAACAGCTAATGTTGGCCGACGCACAATACCACCCTTCGCCGCACCTGGTATTTTCATATCCATAATACTGTTGTTACTGGATACTACCCCGATACGATCACCACCGGCTGATTGGAGCCCACTGGTAGCTGTTCCCATTGCAGCAGCAGCAGCCATACCCTGCGTTAATAATCCAGTTGCAATTGCACCCGATTCAGGCGACACAACAAGCTTTGCCCACGCCGCAGGAGCTAGAGCAGAGGCCATAGTTGCAGCTTGTGCAGATACTGCTGCTGCTTCCTGCTGCCCAATCGTTTTGCTTAACACCGCAGCCGCAAGGCGTTTAACCTGCCATTGTATAAACATTGCAACTATTTGTTTTCCTACATCCTTGAATGCTTCACCTAAATTTTTCCCTTGAACGACAGCATCTGAAATACTAGATGCTAAGCCATTTTTCAGAGTTTCAGCCATTTGCATAGCAATAACTGCGTATGATTGTTCGGCTTCCATGCGCCAATCATAATACTGTTGTTGCATTGCCTGCGTTTCTTCAAGGTGAGCCAAGAATGCAACACGTTCGTTGGTCAGATATTCCATATATCCAACTAAATTTGCTTCATTCTGCAACCGTTGAAGTTCAGTCCGAATAGCATTATTTGCAGTAGCTACACTGTTTATTTCTTTTTCTGTTTCTTTTGCAATACGCACTTTTTCGCTCTTCACATATTCGGCTGCCGCAACTTCCTCGGCTTTTACCTGTTCTAGCATCGCCCTGGTTGAATTGATTTGTTCTGTATTTCCAGCCTTCACAGCCCTTTGATAAAGTTGCTCGGCTTCAATTTTTGCATCACTTAACCGTTTCAATTCACTATCAAGTTGGGTATATGCATCTAATTGCGACTTTATAAGATCTCCATAAACTTTATTTGCTCCTTCAAGTTGGCTAAACATCTGATTTACCTGGAAATTCTCAAAGGCTACGCCAGCTTCACGAATTTTATCCCGCATATCAACAATCCGTTCATTTATGCGATTAATTTCATTTTCAAGCTTACTTGTGCCACCGCCACCTTTACTACCACCAGAAGTTCCCCCCGCCGTCGCAACAGAAATTTGTTTTTCCAAAGCAGCTTGTTTTTTCATCTGTTCCATCATTTGCATATCTTCGTCACTAATGCCACGAGTTTTTCTCTTATTACTTATAACATTAGCTTCTTGAGCGAGGCCTACAAAAACTAACAGCGACTTAATAACCTTATTGATTTCGCCAAGCATTGTTGAAGCCCAAGACGGAATATACGAGGCAAGACTTGCAAAAGCAGATTTTACAGCACCGCCCCAATTTCGATACACGTATATGGCTGCACCAGCGACTATAGCTGCAATAGCTATGACTTTTATAAATGGAATCAAAAAAACTAACAGTGCTTTCATTGCGCCGATAAACCCTAGTTTCAACATTCCCATAGCTGCTGTCAGCAAGTTTACAGCAATGCTTGTCGACCCAACGGTGGCTGCTTTTGTCAGCAGTGCGGCAATGAAGCCTTTTATCGCTATGACACTAGATGTCCCCGTCGCTAAGATAAACTTATATATAGCCGGCATATATGTTGCCGTAATTACTGCCGCTATTAAAATAATAGCTTCTTTAGCTTTAACACCTGCGTCTGTTAAAAGCTTGAACGCTACCGCTATGGCAGCACCTTTAAGCGCCAATGGAAGTAACGCAATATTTGCTTGTACAGCAGCGATTGCCATCGCATGTAGTCCCGGTATCATTGTCGCGGTAATAGCACCGGCTATTGCAATAATAGAATATTGTAGTTCTGGTGGGATCAACTGCCGCATTGCTTCCGCAATACCAGCCACTTTTAATGTATTAGAAAAATTTTCTAAAGCAAGCTTGGCCACTTCCATTTTTTCGTGTAAGTTAAATGTTTGAGTAAGCTGCGTTCCAATATCACGCAATGTAAACCCTAGACTTTCCTGAATGTTCGCCCACATTCCAAGTATTGTTTTTTCTTGGTTAGCCATCATGCCACCATACTGCGAATTCATGCCGTCCATGATAGCCTTGATTCCTGTTGCTGAATCAATTGCGCCTTTACTTATTTTATCTTGAATTTCAGCAACACTAACACCTGCCGCTTCTGCCAAATATTGAAACGCAGGAACACCCGCACTAACTAGTTGCTTCATGTCTTGTGTCGTCACTTTCCCGGCAGCATTCATTTGACCAATAGCTAATGTTAATCGCTGAATGCCTACATCACCCAAACTAAGAGCTGCTGACGTATCACCGAGCGCAGTTAATATTGGAATAACCTTTTCTGCTTCAAATCCAAACGCCAGCAATTGCTTTGACGCGTTCAAGACCCCAGGTAAATCAAACGGTGTGCTTTTAGCAAACTTTTCCATTTTTTCAAGAAACACATTTGCCTTCTGTCCATCTTTCAACAAGGTAGTAAACGCCATACGCGTTTGTTCCATATCTGCGGCGGCTTTAATAGCCATTGCGCCCAATCCGCCTAGCCCTGCTCCAAGAACGCTCACAGCTGCAGCAATACGCTGCGATTGTTGAATGGTTTCATTTCCGAAAGTTCTTTTCAGTGCGTTCTGCGCCTGTTTAAGATTTTTCCTAAAATCATCAATATTTGCTTGAAGTCGCACTGATAACCCCGCTACCTCTGCCATGTTATCCCTCCTTTCATTTGTCGAATAAATTCATAAATGATTCCATGTCTCCGATATTTTTGTTTTTCTTAGGCTTCCCAAATCGTCTGTTATATTCATCCCTGCCTAAAATATCAATCATTTCAAAAGGTTTATATTTTGCGCTTTTACCTTTGCCGATCTGCTTGCCGCCGTTGGCGTTCATAATTGGCAATGTGATGTACTGGATAAAAAATTCCTGCCTGCGGTGTTCACGCACAATATAGCCGTGCCACATTCTTATTATTTCTTCGGGCGTATATGTATACTGCTTCCTGGGATCAATTGCCAACACACCATAACACAGCGGAGCTAACAATTTTTCGTCCCAGTCAGTATAACTGCCCGCAGTTAGTTTTTTACTTTGTCAGAAACATCCATTTCTTCAACAGTAGCTTCGATTTCATCATGCAGTACTTTAATGGGACCAAATGCCCCAGAAGCCAAAATAGCTTCCATAACAGAATTAAGTAAATTAAAAGGCCCTTCTTCTCTTTCGATTTTAGACACCCATTTAGACACCAGTTCCATATCTAAAGGGCGCAGTCCGCCTGCTTCAAGTCCAAAGGCCACAGCCGGAATAAGTGCCGCCATCGGAAGGATACCGCCTGCTACAACAGAATATAATGAAATGCCCCCCGGCAACATTCTTTCCAATTTCAACAGAGCTTCGCGTGTAAAAAGAATTTTTCTTTGTTCCCCACCGATTTTGATATATTTTGCATTTAACATTTTTGCACCTCTTTATCTTCGTTTTTAATAAAATAAGCCGGAGTTCATATAGAACCCCGGCATTTAATTTACGCCGTCGGCGTTGCTGTCGCGATGTTAGATCGTCCGACTTTAGGCCCGCCCTCTACCATCAACCGGAAATAATACTGTAGCCCTGTTACAAGCCCAGTTACCTCTGCGTTAGTATCATCTATGGCTACACTCAAATTAGCATTGTTCCAGAACACCTTGTCAGTACTGTACTGCACTTTTACAAGCGTTGCCTCTGGCGGTGCTGTCCAAGCCAATGTAACCGACCCGCTGCCAGCTGTAGCAGATAAATCTTGCACACCACCTGGATATTCCATATTTTCAATGAATTCTGGTGCGCCACGACCTTGAAGTGTAACCGTAACAGTAGCAATGTCATCATGAGGGACATCATCACTAAACTCGGTAATGCTTGCATTTCCTCGAACAGCAGTTCCGTCCGAACAATACCGAAGCACTTCGATAGATTGCCCGGAAACAAAACATTGTTTTACGGCTTGAACACCATAGGCTGATATTACACTTACTGCTTCCATGGAAATACTCCAAGTTTTTTGCCCGGGCAAGTTCTCGCCCCAGCCCTCACTGTTCTTATCGGATGCGTCTAGTTCATCCGCGCTCATTTCTAACGCCGCGTTACGCTGCCCAGCAAATGGTACCCATGAAGGATTTGCAATTGTTGCTTCCGGTCCTGCGTTAACGAATAATATAAACTCTGTACCTGGTTGTTTTACACTGTCATTGCCCCTTTGCGGAACATTAATAGATGCCATTTTTTAGCCCCCTTAAATAAATTTTTGATTAATTTCAGCGATCACTCGAACGCTGCCCTGATGCCCGCTTTTTCCGTTGACAAAATCCACTTCAAAAGCTTCGATTGATGCTATCCCGACAGATAACAAAATATAATTTTCCATTATGTATTCATCTAGCACTTTACCTGAATGGACGGCAGTTACTATATCGCTTAACATTTCATTTAGCGATTGCTTACTTGACGAACTACTGTATACATCGATTGTTGTAGTTACTGTATGAGACGCGGCATCTATTTTCGCAGCAGCAGGAACATCGGTATAGGCACCAATATTGCACCATCGTTCAGCAGGCATTTCGCCCACCTGCGAAGGCGCCATTGAATTTATTATCGGATACCCTTCAATATGTCTGACTAGTACATTATAAAGTGCTTTTTCCCACTCTACCATCGGGACTGTAATTATCACATACTCACCTCTTCACTGCGTCTTTAATGCGTTTTGTAAATTTGGGCTTGACCTCTTCAAATGCTGGTATCATATACGGTCGTGCTCTTCGAGCAGGAATAACCGCCTTACTGAAAAATCTACGAGTACCAAATCCATCTGCTTTTAATGCCTTTTTCTTTTTTGGTTTTACTATGGTTTTCTTTGCGCCACCTTCAACCAAGTGCGCGTGCCGCCCTCTTGCTCTTACTTCGCCAATCCAGCTTGCTTTGTCAAACTTCGTTTTTATTGACCGACGTAATTTGCCCGTACCAATAGCAACACGCTGACGTGCGCTATCTCTAATGTCTTTTAAACTTGAAGCAAATGCCTGCTCCATTTTGTTTTGAGATTCAAAATCATATACGCCAATCTGCTCAACTGCTTCTGCCAAATCTTCAACTGCATATCCAATCTTAATATACCCTTTTGCTCTACTCATGGCGTTAACAATGAGACTTCAAGCTCATAATATTTGCCATCAACCGCATAATCTCGAACATTGGTTATAGTATGCCTGTTCCCTGCTATATTTACACGCATATATACCGACGGAGAAATACCGTCGTCTTTGCGAATATACAACTTTCGCACCTCTGCGCTTACGCGTTGTCCTTGATAATCAACATGTGTCGGTGTATAAACTATAAGTTTCCCCCACCGCACAAATGCCTCTATCCATGTTTCATTAAATCCGCCCGCTTCGTCAGAAGTGCGCACACATTCAAGAAACACTGCCCTACGGTCCAGTTCTCCCGGGTTCATGTTAATATAGTCCTTTCACGATACAGTAACCTCGTCACGCTCAACGGCATTTCACGGGGAATACTATTCCCCGTGCTTATCGCTTCGCGGTTTTCATACCAATACACTACAAGTATTTTTATTGCAAGTTTAACCATATTAGGGTTAGGTACATTATCAAGTGAATCAATACGAATATAACTTTTAGCGTCTTCTTCGGCTGCATCGATTAGATTTTGGATAAGCACATCATCCTCATCGTATTCGATGCGAGCATAAGCTTTTGCTTCTGCCAAATCAACGAACGCCATTATTCAGCAGCCTTCTTTGTGTTTCTTTTTGCAGGTGGTTTCTTGGCAGGCATTTCGAGTTCCACGGTTTCAGCTTCTTCAACAACATTTTTTGCAAAATTGTTTTTAACCCAAATTTGAGCAACGTTATTTTCGATCTCCATTACGGTGCCGGCTTTTACGCCAGCACCTTTGTAACGGAGTTCTTTCAGTGTTTTTACTTTTATCACCTTAATCACTCCTTATTTGTTAGGCTTCAAGAATTACATATGGAGATACAGTTGTGACTCCGTCTTCAAGTTTGATTGGCGATTTAACCCAAGGCTTGCCATCAACATTTGTAAACGCTTTGATGATAGTTTTGTTTTGTTTCCAAAGCGCGTGTTCAGACGCACCAACATACAACCCACTACCATCTTTAATCAGATATTTACTAAAATCTACCAGCGCCAAATCGCCACGAGCGCCTAGCGGGAAAGTTTTGCCAGTAAATTCAATCGGATGTCCAGCCAGCATAGAAGGAATAGCTTTTGTTGCATCACCCATAATAAAGATATAGTTGCCGGCAGCATCTTGAATTTTAGCAAGCGCAGGGATAGTGGCTTGATGGGCTACCCATACATAACTTTCGCCATCCATTTTAGCTTTGACAAGCATATTCAAAATATCGTCATAGGTAATTGTACCGCTGGTATTGCGCGCAACCCCTAATGCGCCGGTGTTCCCATTTGCGCTGGTAGCTAAAACACCAAGGGGCTTACCAGTTCCGTCTCCTTTCAAAAAGGCCATATCCTCGGCTTGGGCAATAGCTTGCCCTAAAAGGTTCTGAAACAACGTGCCGGCTGCCATATAGTTACGTAACAGCTTATCGGTAGTAGTAATCGTGCCAGCAAGCTCATGTGGAGTTAAAGATACTGTGTCAAATTTTGCATCTGTGCCAGGTTTTTCAGCTCCCTCATCAATCCATGCAACCTCTACGCCCCCAATGGTATTGTCAGAGTAATCCAAGACCGGGATAGTGAGCGACGCATCTGGAGGATTGCCAGCCGGAATAACAGTTGCGCGTGGACGCACAATAGTTTTAGCTGCTGCAATTTGTAAAATTTCGGTAGAATATTGTTCGGGAACCAAGTATCCACCCGAGCTATCATCACCCATGCTCTGTTCTTTGTTTAGGCGACCTTTTTTATCACCAAAAGCAACAGCATGCAGGAATTCCCCAAAAGATTTGAACCCACCATTATCTTTGTCGCCATCTTTATGCATATCGGCAATAACCGCCGGAGCAGATACAGTAGCTTTTGCTGCATCAATACCTCCTCTTGCTTCAAGCAGGCGGTCAATATTTTCTGCTTGCTTTTGAAGTTCTTTCACTTCTGTTTCCTGTTCATCCGTGAATTCTCCCGCCTCTTCTGCTGATTTTAAAATACTGTCTGCTTTGTCAATAAGAGCTGCCTTTTTTTGCAATAATTCTTGTTTGTTTTTCATTAATTTCTTACCCCTTTCATTTTTAACAAATTGTTTTTTTGCTGATACAACGAAATCGAAAACGGTTTCGCTGATTTGTAGATGTCCCCTGCGGGAAATAAAAAACCACTATTTTCTTTGGTGTCGAGTAATTCGCTCGCCCAGTCGAATAGTGGTTTAATATCAATATTCAGATTTTTCGACCCTTCAATTAGTGCCTGCGGGTTTGCCGGCACTGGCACACAGGAATATTCAAGCAATTCCTGCCTAATAAAATCAATGCCATAAGGCCTGTTAACATCTTCGCTGAACTTCCATTCTTTAGCTGCAAAGCCTACGGAAACAGCATTCATAAATCCATTTTTGTACATCTGTGCCACGCTGTATCCAAAAGCCGAAATATCACGAGAAACAAATTGCGCTCTGCTTTTCAGCTTGCCGTCTTCGACCCATTCAGTCAAAGACTTAGCAATCGGCGGTTTATCTGTTTGATGAGCAAACAATACAACTGGATTCTTGCGGTAATTATCAAGTTCCCAGCCGTTAACATCGATTGTATCCCTCGCCCTGTCAACACTTCCATCAGATATGGTAAACTCCAACGTTATCATGCCGTCTATTTCTTCAACCTCTTTTACGCCCAAAAGCGTAAACTGTTTAAAGTCTTGTATGATTCCTTCTGACGGCCTTGAGTCCCTGGCCTCGTCAATTAGCATTATTTGATCCCTCCTTTCCCACATTTTCAAGCAACATCAAATTACCATTGGCATAAAACTTATTGCCTGCATCACCCGGTTCTGGTGCCATATTTTCCATTGCCCGCCATTCATTAGGAGATAATGCGCCATTTTGAAACATCTTCTGTGCCATTTCGGCACGGCCGACATTATCGCCACGCAACATACTAAGAACATCGAACTCCAAATAATATCCTTCAGAACGTTCTTTTTCTGACAACAGTTGCATATTCATCTGCTGTTCATACCTTCTAAACCATGGCAACATGCTATATTGGATAAACTCAAGGCTTTGATGCTCGATGTTGTTATTAGTTGCTCTGTCTAAAGACTGGATTAAATGAAGCGGTACCCTGTATATTCGAGCTATCTCCTCAATTTGAAATTTTCTTGTTTCGATAAATTGAGCTTCTTCTGGAGGTATTGAAATAGGTTTATAGCTCATACCTTCTTCAAGTATCATTGTCCCGCCGCTATTACTGTTCCCCGAATATTTGTTCTCAAAATCTTCCCGCAATCTTTCATGAGCCTCTTTGCTAAGTTGTTGAGGATGTTCTAAAATCCCCGACGGATTAGCTCCATTTGCAAAGAAGTTTTCTCCAAATTCCTCGGCGGATAATCCCAGAAGAATAGCGTTCATTGCCATTCTGATTGGAGAGTAACCCATATACCCATCGTATCCCATTCCAGGTATATGTAGCACTTCATCATGCAACAGTGTTTTCTGCCCATTTGATGTTGATACAATATAGGTCATATACCCGGTTTCTTTGTTTTTCTTTGGCTGCACAGTATTTGGCGGGAGCAGGTTTAGTCCAATTACCTGTCCCCTATTGTTATAGAGGATTTGAGAATAGTTGTTCCCTGTCAACAACGCATGAACAGCACTTGTTTCTTTGAAATAATAAGCTGTTTGTTTGTCCTTTAACGCCACACTATGAACAACATCATAGAGTGGGTTTTCTGTCGCTCTGCGCCGTTTCCCATTCTCGTCTTTTTGGTAAAGATGCAAATTACAGGTAGCAAGGGTCTCGGATAAAACTCTAACGCATGCCCAAACTGCAGAAAATGTCATTGCGGTTTGATCCGAAACACAGATATTACTTTTGGGGACATAGCAACCTGTACCGGTTGAATTACTTTTCATAACAGTCGGGCTACGCGCACTAAATAATTTTTCGGCTATCTTTGCGAAAAAGCCGCTTTGATTTTTATTCATATACTTAACAAGCCCCTTTCCTCATATACACTAGTTTTTGCTTTTTCCTGCATCATAGCGCGACCTAATGCCATTATTAAAGCAACAACACCATCAATACGTTTAGTGCCTTTCATTTTCACCGGACGTATATTTTCGTTTTCATCACTTTTAACAGTAACATTATTAATCATCCAACGCATTACCGGGCTGCCGCCGTGTTCTATTTGTTGTCCCCGAATAAGCTTTTCCAGCTCTTTTGTTGGTGGCGATAATGTTTTTGCGCCCTGCCTCATTTCAACCATCTCCAACCCACCGTCAGCTAAATTACCTGCCAATTGGTGAGCCGCCCACGGGTCAAATCCAATTTGTTCAATTTTGTATTTTTTAGCCAAGTCACCAATATCTTTCTCGATGACGTTGTAATCAACAACATTGCCTGGGGTTACTTTAATGTAACCATGTTTCAACCAAATATCATATGGTATCTTATCTTTCTTTATGCGTTCTCTTAAGCTTTCTTCTGGTATCCAGAAATTAAACAACGCTCGATATTTTTCATGACCGTTTTGCGGCGGGAATAACATTACAAAAGCTGTTATATCAATCTTGCTTGATAAGTCCAGTCCAGCAAAACAAGTTAAATTTTTAAGTTTTGCAGGATCAACTATACCTCCTGCTGCATCCCATAATTCAGTAGGCAGCCAATCAGTATTTTTATAGTTTACCCATTGATTAAGTCTAAGTTGCCTGAACGTCCGTTCTTTGGCAGGACTATCTTTAGCCTGCACTGCCGCCGCTCTGACTTTATCAATGTCAATTGTATGCCCTAATGATGGATTGGCTTTATACCAGTTATCCTCATTCCATGGATCGTCATTTTCGTTGATACCATAAATCGCGGCATAGAATGTATCATCTTTCATAATGCCTTTTCTGACACGTTCCGCATATTCATGTATCTCCCAGCCTATGCTTGTTCTGTCAGGATCATCGCCCGCTGTTGTAATTAAGAAAAACAACGGCTGCGACCTTGCGTCACCTGACCCCTGCGTCATAACATCGTACAATTGCCGGTTCGGTTGTGCATGAAGTTCATCAAATACTACGCCATGAACATTTAATCCATGTTTAGTAAATGCTTCAGCAGACAAAACTTGATAATAGCTTTTAGTAGGCTTATATATTAACCGCTTTGTCGACATTACTGGTTTTATTCTTTTCTTTAGTTCCGAGTTCTGATCGACCATTTCAACAGCCACATCAAAAACGATACTTGCCTGCTGCCTATCAGCGGCGCAGCCATAAACTTCTGCGCCCCATTCTCCGTCAGCGCAAAGCAATTTCAAACCAACACCTGCGGCTATTTCTGATTTACCATTCTTTTTAGGTACTTCAACATACGCCGTATTGTATTGTCGATAACCATTGCTTTTTAGTGTCCCAAACACATCACCTATTATTTGACGCTGCCATGGCAACAGCTCAAAATTTACACCGCGCCAAATGCCTTTAGTGTGTTTCAATGCTTCGATAAAGGCTATTGCCTTGCGGGCTTCCTGTTCCGAATACATAATTACCCACTCAACAACGAACTAAAATCATTTTCACTGTCGGGATCTGCAACAGTTATACTTGCTCTGGCTGCTGGTGATAGCCCAAACTCGGAGCAGAACGACCTGAAATTTTTCAAAGCACTGTTGCCAATAGACACTTCCGGCCGCTGTTGGTTGTATTCGCCCCGCTCTGTATTAATCGTCATTACTCGACCTTTTTCTTTCAAAACATGTTCGCACTCTACCCAAATGCCATAGCTCTGACACGCGGCCGCAAAAGCTTGGCCGTCAATGTTTGTTAACAATCCAAGCTTGTGCAGTTCCAGACCCAGATCCTTCCACATCTTTTTTGCATATCCATTCAGCCATGAAGGACACTCCGGCATTACCGGTTTAGGCTTTGGCTCGTTTTGATTTAGCGGCCTTTTGCCCGGATTGCCATTCAAAACTTTTAATTGAGTTGGTGTGTTTTTTCTTCCTGATGTCATTTTTGATCCCCCTCTATATTTTTATGCGAAATTTAATTCCAACTGGCGAAACGGTATAGCAAAAAGAAGGGTTCAAAGGATTTACACCCCCTACCCCTGTCCCAAGTTCTCCAAAAATATTTTCAAATTATTTTTAATTGCAAATCAAATGGTATATTACCTGTCCTCTGTCGCTGTTTTCTTATCATGACAACGTTTGCACAACGGCTGCCAATTACTCCTATCCCAAAACAGCGTTTGATTTCCCTTATGCGGTATGATGTGATCGACTACTGTTGCAGCATCAGGACACCTTGCGCAAATCGGATGCTTGTTTAAAAACAATTCTCTAGCCTTACGCCACTTATGCCCATAACCACGCTGTGCTGCTGTGCCTCTGTTATAGTCTTTGCTACGCTTATGCTTCTCACAATAGCCACGCTCTACTAATTCAGGACATCCGGGGTATGCGCATGGTCGCTTTAGTTTATTGACTGCCACAATATCACCTTCTATTTATTTTAGGCCCGAGTATTGTTGTTGGCTTATTCGGGAATTTTCCAGTTTTCTTGACTTTAACAAAAGCCAACACGAACACACCACAGAATATTTCAAGACGCCTATTACCCTTATAATCATGGCTACTGTATGCAAAGCCAAACATTAGCGTCCAGGGGTTTAATATGTATAGTTCCATTTCTCCGCACCACCTTTGCAAATAAAAAAGCACCTAACCAAAAGGTTAAGCACTTGATATTATATTGCATGCTAAATTTTGTTATATATTGCCGTGTTTTAACTGCTTTTTAATGTCAAATTATTTATTTAGATAAAATGCGATACAATCTTGTCTGTTATTATAATCGTTAAAAAAAAGATGGTTATAAAATCGAACCAAAAGCCACTAAGATGCTTAATGAACACTAAAATCATAAAGATAAGGGCTAATAAACTTATTACCAGTATTAACCTTCCCAACATCTTTAGTAACGACATTGTAATACCTCTCTAATAATGCGATCTAGTCACATTGCGCAAGACCATCAGGCATCCTTCGCATATAAGCTATACCTTTATTTAATAAGCGTATTTCGCCAACAACTTTAAAAATTCATAAAATTTAAAGGTATTATTGCCGCTGTATTACCCCAACGGCAGGGCAATGTTCAAGTGCTAAGCCTGAACGTTTCACCTTTGCAGGTTATCCCGTTACTAGGCTTCCCTGCGATGTTTTGATACTACCAGTGCGGCCGCTGCAAGTCGCACGGTAGTGCTATGGGTAGTTATCCGCATCATTCATACGATAAATTGCAGCTATCATATGCCATCATACGGCGAACGCCATAGCAAATATATAACATACGGTTTGCCACTTGCTCGGATAATGAGCGGGTTACTGCGTATGCGTTATAAATTTAATGTGCGGCCTTTTGATCACTCCGGCCGCAGGAGCTGGTGCTATTGGTGATACCTTAAATGAGTGTAAATCCTATTAACATTATTTTACATCTTATATTTTATCATGGGTTAGGGGTGACATTCTATGACATCTTTACCATTTCCAATAATGCCCATCCGTGAAATCGAAGCACTGATCTTTTGTCATAGTGCAAAGCATCTGCAACTTCTTGCCATCTTCGTCTTGAAAAATAATAACTTTTTAATACTGCCCTGTGCCTTTCATCAGCCAGTCTGTCGATTAGCTGCTCTGCTTCCATCCTTGCCCGCAGAAGCTCTTTGCTGCGTTTTTCGATATATCGCTCCACCTCAATGAGATTAGCAACCACAGGTGCCATTTTATCCGTATTTGCACCATATACAGGAGCAAAGGACAGCGAAGGTGTAATCTTTTCCGCAAGCGACCGCAAACGCTCCCGCTCATCTAGCAAGTCACTAATTTCTCCCGCAATAAAACGATATCTTTTTAGCTTTGCCTTTATCTCCTCTATAGTCATTTGCTACCCCCTATATCTACCGATGTATGAATATAGCGTATTTTTGCTCACATTCAGCTTTTGAGCAATCGCCGGAACATCCCACCCAGCAAACCCCATTTCAAAAATTGCTGTATGCATATCGCTCCAGTCAAATGCTTTAGACGATGCCGAATTTCCAAGCGGTTGAAATATCGGAATCCCACCGTGTTTATCCATGATATCCCTAAATACTACTTTCATAGTTTTGTGCGGCTTGTATCGCTCTTTTCCCGCGTCTGTTTCTTTCCCTGCCCTAGCTTCCTCACGCCTACGTTGCTGCTCTTGTAACTGAGCTAAACGTGGATCTGTCGATGTTAGCGGATTTGCTGCACTTTTATACTCTTGTACTGGTGTATGTTCTCCTCTAATACAAGGATTTAAGCCTATAAACGCACAATAATATCTGTCCCCACAACTTTTCAGCCTATAACATTTTTCACAATCTATCACGTTTTCAGCTCCTTCTACCGCATTATCATAGTCCATACTATATATTGTCCTATCTCACTGCCCACACCTATTGCTATACCCGTTATAATGCCTATTGCTATACCAATTACTAACGCTGTATTTGATTTCATTAGAATGGGATATCCTCATCGAACGGCACCGCATGCCCGAACTGCTCAAACTCGCTTTTATCGCCGCTTGTACCGCCTTTATCAGATTTTCGCTCTACAAACTCCACACCATTTGCGATTATTTCAGACACCCAACGTTTGCTGCCGTCTTTGGCTTCGTAACTACGTATCTGAAGCCGTCCGTCTACAAGTAGTCTATGCCCCTTTTGACAGCTGTTACCCACTAATTCAGCAGCTTTACCCCAAACAACAACGGGGATAAAATCGGTTTCTTTGTTGCCATTAGCATCTTTAAAAGGTCTGTCTACCGCTAACGTAAATTGAGTTACTACTTTGCCGGTCTGTGTGTACTTTACGTCTGGGTCTTTGGTTAAGCGTCCCATTAAAATAACTTTATTCATGATTAACTACACTCTTTTCTGATAAATTATCAGCAATGTGACGGGAGCTTTCTAACAAAGGTAAATTCGCTTCTGTAGGCACATAAATAATTTGATTAGGTCCATCCTCAAGATTGCGAATCCAAAGATACCGTAAATAAGCTTCGTTATTTTTTAAGCTATCACCAATAATTCTATTAGCTTCAGCCACACCTTTCGCTCTGATGATTTCTGCTTCTGCTAAAGACTTTGCACTTTCTTTCTTAGCTTCAGCTTCTTGAATAGCAATTTTTCTATTTCCTTCTGCTTTTCTAAGTTCTGCAATGCCAGCTTGTTCACTAGTCCATACATTGTAAAGCGGATAACCTATACCGCCTATAATTGTAAATATTAAAATCATAGTACCTATAAACACTTTTCCCGCTAAATTTTTCATATTTTATACCTCCATTTTATTAGATCAGGATAATTCATGTTTTCACTCCTTAATCATCACATATAGCTTGGCCGCAGTATTTACAATAATGAGCAGCGTCATCTACCTCACGTCCGCATACAGGACATGCCCAGCCTTTAGGTATTTGTTGTGGAAAAGGACAGTTTGGTATAAAATGCTCTTCGACTACCAAATTTACTTCTTGCGGTATCTGCTTTTGAGCAGCCGTCAATAAAGTTATATAAGCATCCCTTTTCTCATTCATAGGCATTTTCCAGATGATTGGTTTTAATAAAGCTATTGATCTTTCTAACTTTAGTATGTTCATTCGTTTTCACCATCCATAATAGCCCCGCAGTTATAACAATAATGCTGTTCAGTAATATCCAACCCGCCGCCAAATACATCTGTTGCGGCATATGCGTTGCAATTAGAACAGTAGTAAGCACCGCCCCCTTCCCAATGCCCATGCTTACGCTCTTCTACTGTAGGCATTGTATCAAGCCTATCAGCAGCACTTTGATAACCACTTCTAATGCCGTCGAAAAACTCACCCCAACCGTGTATATCTCCAACCATTCTTAATAATTCCACTTTTGCCGCGTCTGCATCTATTAATCTCATAATCTATTCACCGTCCTAGTTTCAAATCCAGAGGTACACAATTTCTATAAGTAACTTTCACTTTCCCCTGCTGCAACGCCAGCAGTGCTTCTTCGCAGCCTTCTTTAGTACGATAATCATAAATAGTAAAAATTAAATCGTCTTTTCCACGCACACCTCTTTCAAGGTCACAAATAAAGTACCAATAACTGCGTTTCCCATCATTGTCTAATTTTCCATAAATAGGCCTATTGCAAATAATAAACCGTTCATTACGTGCCATAACTTTATATGGCGTTTTCTCTGTACTTACATATACCTTGTCCCCAACTTTTATTTTGCTATAATCCATTACTATTCACCGTCCTCTGGTTCAACCTCTTCCCAGTACCAATCACAAGTCAATTCATTTTTCACTAATACAGCTTGTTTTTCAATTTCTTCTTCTGTTGCATTTTCCTCAACTTCAAATTCATCATATAATTCACAACCAGCAAACCCAGTTTCTACGATAACTTTAATTCTTCTCATTTTTTATCACCGTCCTCAGACACAAATTCAGAAGGTCTACCAAAAGGAGATATGATATCTAAGCCAAGGCATAGACGAGCAAAATTTTTTACGCTTAAATTTTCCCTTTGACAAATACCACAGTGAAAACTACCCAAGTATTTGCACTCATGGCACCAGCCTACGTACTTGATTTCAAGATTTTTCATAATTTATACCTCCTTTCTACATTCGTCACACAAATAGTCAAACTTTCCCAAAGTACCTTCCGGATACTCACTATCAACGTCTATACGCCTTCCGCACTTGCAGCACTCACAAAACCACCCGTTTTCAAAGTAGACCTTTAACGGAAGATTATTGATACTGCCGTATTCGTCCGCCCACGGTAATCGGCTAACGTTGGCATCTAAAAAATCAATATCCAATTCGCTAGCCCCTTCTCGTTTTGCTTGACCTCTTGTTTTTCCGTATACAATAACGGCGTATCCATCACCGTCACGCTCCTTACAGCAATACGCTTTCATCTACTCCACCGCCTTAGTCGCAGACATATTTTTTATTAACATACGCTTTGATATCTGCAGGATCAAATGCTCTGTCACATTTTGGGCAGCAGGGCAACATAGCATTATTACCCCGACCCATATTCTTTTCCATTTCTTTAAGTGCTACTCTGTATGGTTTATAGCTGTGGGCTATTTTCCAAAACCGTCTAGCACTTTCCATGTATCTACCCCATTCACGGTTTTGCCGTTCTTCAAAAATTGCAACCATGAGCATTGCTGCAAACGGATCTATAACTGCACCGCATCGGTCGCAAAATATGAGATGACTTTCTTCATCTATGCAAAGTTGTGGTTTGACATAATCAACACCATATTTATTATTTTCATAACATTTGCAGGCCGAAAAAAACTTCTTTTTTGATACCATGCCTACAAGACTTTTAATTTTCTCCACTACTCCACCACCTTTACATTCTATTTGCCGTATACCACTTCATACATCCTATCCGCAGCAGTTCGTATAGTTTTTGTTCTGTTATCGGCTTTATATTCTGCCTGGTTTTTGGGTCGCGCAGTATTCTTGCACATCTCCCTTGAAAATCCCTGACGGCCATTATTCCAGCATCAGAATCCAATAATATTTGGTTAATCTCTGTGCTGTTTTCTTGGTACAGCTCATGCGGGAAAGCGTAGTAAAAATTTCTTACTATGTCGCTATTGTGGTAGATTTTCTTTTTAAAATCGGCCTTAAAATCGGCCATACTGATTTTAATTTCTACTTCTGTGCAATATCTTTTAGGCGTTATATAAAGCAAATCTGCTTCATAGTGACCAACCCTACCAACGGTCAACAGTATATTAGGCAAGACTATGTTGCCATTGATCAAACCAAATTGATAGGCAATACGCTTTTGCAGTTCAGCTTCAGTCAATCAGTATCATCTCCTATTCTTCCCTGAAATCAATGTCTGGGTACTTATAAAGCAGCATTTTCTTTTTGATCATATACACCTGTGTCCTCATGCCCTTGGTGTCAACATAATAAACGTGGCCGCTGGCTTCCGTAACTTTGAAATCAGCCTTGTAAATAATCGGCCTTATCTTTTTACCTGCGACCTCGTAGCCGGGCTGTAAAACGAATTCAGGCTGTAATTCAATGCTTTTTACTGCACCGGTACGCTGCTGCCAAAGTAGGTCCTCATAGTATTTTGCTTCTTTCCTGCTATCAAAGCGAATCCCGTCAACCTCAGTTATTGCATTACCATATTTCAGCACAGGTACAGCCCCAGGTAAATTCGTCGGCGCCGTTACGCTGTCAGAACGAACTTTACTTATAAGGTGTGCTGGCAGTTCATTCCACGTCGTCATTGGTACATCGCCAAGGCATCTTCAAGCTCTTCCTTTTCTCTCCGATACCGAGCCACTTTCCCGCCGAGCTGGCTGTTTTTTCGGCGCAGTTGTTTGATTTCCGTTAAAGCCTGCATAAGTACTGGCTTTAATACCGGTATATATTTATCCTCTGGCTCATCCTTAATCATTGCTAACATAGCTTTTATATTGATATGCATAATTACTTTTATCGCTCCATTCCTTCGAACAATTCAGGAAGCACCCTCGCCTTATATACTTTGCTTCTGCGGGTGTTTTCTAAGGCCTTGCGAGTTTCGTTTGCCATTTGACCTATCAAATAACTGGCATGAGTATTTTTATCTAAAAATCGTACCAATGGCGTTATAACTTCGAGAGTTTCTTTTGCGTTCCGGCGTCTTACGCTGTACTCCTTCATCAACCTGCAAATTTTGGTCCGTGTGCTCCTGTTTTTAGGATAATCAATCTCACATTTATGACGAATATCGCAAAAGGCCATATCAGCTTCTTTGATTTCTGTCTGACAAGCATTATCAATGGATTTTATTTCCATTACCAAATCCCTAAAGGCATTGATTATCGCTGCTGCTCTTTCGTAATCGTATTGCATTTCCGCCTCCTAGAACGGTATTTCTTCATCAAACGGTACGGCCTGCCCGAATGCTTCCATCTCACTTTTTTCACCTGTTGGTTTCGCTGTATCCGACCTACGCTCAATAAATTCTACGCTATTAGCGATGATCTCCGTTACCCAGCGTTTTGTACCGTCCTTGGCATCATAACTGCGTATCTGCAGCCGACCGTCTACAAGCAACCTATGCCCCTTATGACAGCTATTACCAATCATTTCAGCAATCTTACCCCAAACCACTACCGGCACAAAGTCAACTTCCTTATTTCCGTCGGCAGACTTGAACGGTCGATCTACCGCTAATGTAAACTGGGTTACTACCTTGCCTGTCTGTGTGTATCTAACATCCGGATCACGAGTCAATCTTCCCATTAAAACAACTTTATTCATATCGCACACTCACTCCTTTTTGATAAGGAAACCATTCAACCACAACGCCTTCAATCCTGCGGTGATGCAGCTTTATCCGCCGTTTAAGCAGTTTCCTGCCGTTCTTCTTATACCTAGCAGAAAATGTCTGCCAAGGCCAAATTATTCTACAACCGCCTGTCCTTCTTAGTCGTATTTCACCGCCAGCAGGCCTTGATTTATAAAAAGTTCTCCTTACCTGCCCTAGCGGCCATTTTAGTAATATTGCGTTACAAGACATAATTTCGTTATACTTGTCAGGATCAAATATATTCAAAATATCACACAGCCTCTCCAAATATGCCACTCTACAATAACCTCTGCCAACGCACAGCCGAGTTGCTATAAAAATCCAGCGGCAAAGATAAATAATAATGTGTATACTGTTTCACGCTTAGTCATTGTGCTTCAGTCCCTTAATGACTTATACTAATATCTTCCAAAAATCTCAAATTCTTGAAGTTTTGAATTATCTCCCGCGCCTTCACGGCCCGCAGATCATCGGACCACATCAAGCAGCTCGGGCAAATATGCACCTCAAAATATCGACCTCTGTTTACGTGACTACCCGCCGTTGTATCCTTATGGCATATATCGCAATTCATAATCTCACCTCAAAATGGTTCTGACTTATTAGTATTCAGTTTGTCAAAATGTTCTTCGCCTAAAATCTGTAACTCTGCCATATCTGCTGCCATGTTATACATCTTTGCGTGTTTGTTATCGCCGTGGGTATCAGTGACCTTTGCCCTAAATTCAGCAATAGTTCCCAAGAAACAACCACAAGAAACTGAAATACCTTTTTCTTTATTTTTAAAAAAACGTAGTGAAGCCAAACCTACTACCAATACGCCCAATTAGTAAATAGTCAGCGTTGCCGGACACCCTAGCGTTGCCGTACACCCTAGCGTTGCCGAACACCCAAGCGTTGCCGTACACCCTAGCGTCGTCGAACACCCAAGCGTCGTCGAACACCCAAGCGTCGTCGAACACCCTAGCGTCGTCGAACACCCAAGCGTCGTCGAACACCCAAGCGTCGTCGA